GACCATAACTCAACTGTGGATATATCGCCATAATTCAGGTGTTGCGATATCGAAACACCTCAACTGTGTACATATGCTCATAATTCAGTTGTACACTTATGTACTCAACTCAACCGTGTACATATGCCCATACTTTAATTGTTTCGATATAGAAACGGTTTACTTCTTCGCACCAAATCCGCGTTGGTCTATCACTCGTGTTTTATAACTATGGCAATCTCTGCAAAGTGCTTGATGGTTAGATTCAACCCAAAATAGCGGGTCTGCTTGTCCGTTCTCAACTGGCTTGATATGGTCTATCACTGTAGCGGGCGTGTAGATACCTTTCTCTAAGCACATCACGCAAAGAGGGTGATGCTTTAAGTATTGCTCGCGGTATTTGCTCCACTTATGGTCGTAACCGCGTGCGCGACTGCTTGGACGGTTGTCCTTTGGCTTATGCTCTTCACATCTGCCCGACTTCACTTTATTTCTGCATCCAGGATAACTACAACGTCTTAATGGTTGATAAGGCATAGCTATACCCTTAGTAAGCGCAAGGCTCTCTATAGACTTCCCATAATGCGGAAATCGTCATGGGTGCTTGTTTAAGATTGGCTAAGTCTGTTATAGCCTCACGGTTTGTGTAGAGGTAGGCGATATACATTAAGCAGCCGACTTTAATTGATGGCGTAAACGGAACGGTATTTTCTGTTTCTTCATCACCAAAGGTTTTACCAATATGCTTTTGGCATACTTCCAATGTAGCGACCTTATAGGTTTCGAGTAACGCATCATCTAAATCATGATCAAGATTTAAATGCGCTTTGATGTCATCTAGGGTTAAATTAATATTCGCCATAAGCCTCGCCCTCTTTACACATTAACTGCAATTCTCGGTGTGATTCCATACTGTCAATCACTGAATAAATATCAAATAGTCGTTTACCGTATTTAATCCGCATTTTGTTTGTAATGCCCTCAATGTAGCGAATGCGAATGCGGATGATGCTTTCACCCATTTGAAACGGGCCACTAAAATACTCTCGCCCTTGCAATGGCTCTACACTGGCGCGAACGGTCGCAATATGTTTCCAAAATGCTTTGTGTTCACCGTGTAGATTGGTTTCTCGCTCTCGGGGATAGTTTCTCGCCTCAATAGTGATGACCTTGTTATATTTCCCAGCCTTAAGCATCACTGCCATTGCTTGCCCCCGGTTCTTGTTCATCGCCGCGTTTTACTTCTACGGTTTGTTTCCATGCTTGGCTAAATTCTTCTCCACCATCATAAGGCGGTAAACCTTCACGGCGGCGAACTTCATTTGGAGACATTACACCCGCTTTGATTGCCACATCATAGCTACTGAAACGTTCGCTTTGACTGGTGCGCAATAAGTCGCTTGTATCAAATTCGATTAAGTAACGTTTCTTGCTGTTGCTTCCTAAATCAATCATCAATGCATCTTTGAGTTGTTGTTCAAAGTTAGTAAGCCAAGGGCGCAAGGTTTGAGAAAGAAATGCTCGGCTCGCCTCACTGAAATTCGAATAGCTACTATTGGAGTAGTCTTGTAAGAAAATCGGGCTAATATTGTAGATTCGGGCTATATCGGAAATGGTGAACGTGCGACTGGCTAACCATTCTGCATCTTGGTTTGTCATGCCTAATTGTTTATATTCCATTGAGCCTTCAAGAATAGGGGTTTTACCTGCATTCTTCGCACCCTTGTAACGTTCAAGGGCTTTGACGGCTTTCTGTGCTTTTGCATCATCTAACCATTCGGCCGTTGAGATAAGCCCGCTTGCCATCAATCCATTTTTCATAATGGCTGCGCCATGGCGTTGTTGAGCTAAACCTAATCCGACTGTTTCACGGCAAACTGTTATCGGAGAACGCCCCATAAATCCATCAATAGAACTATGGCGTAAATGTAAAATCTCATCTTGAAGATAGTTTTTTGTTACCCCGTTTAAGTCAGTGATTTGATAAATATATTCACCCGTTACTTTACGGAAGATATTTACCGCACTGGGTTGATAGGGAGTAAGGCTTATTGGTTCGCCCTTGTTATTCCACTCAATCACGGCATAAGCATTACCATTTAGCAAACAATGGCGCATCATCGTATTTTTGAATTGATACGGTGTTTGGCTGCGGTTTGGCATTTCATTAAGAAGATATTCAACAGGATGACGATAGATTCTTTCTCGGCCATCTTCTTTTAGTGCGTATAGATAACAAGGCATTGATGCCACCGCCTCCGAAATGACGGTAACGGCATTCATTACTGCGGGTAACGATTCTGCAGTTTGTGGACTAACAAATTCGCCCGCACCTGTATTGTTTACGCCCATGTAAGATAAAAGCTCTTCTATTGTGGTTGGCTCGCTACGTTGCTCTTTTCGTCTAAAAGGATTCCACATATTAAGCCTCCATCACATCAAGCCACTGTTTCAAAAGTGCGGTAGAATGTTCTTGTGTTTTTTCTTTGGCCGCGACCATCGAACGCTTAGCAATTTCTACGCTACTTTCAGGATAGGCGGGAATGCTTGTTACGGTAACTTCAAAGAGTTCGGCTTTTTGTACGGTTCGTTGGCAAGGCTCTACATCAAAATCCCATTCTTCTTGACTGGCTCTAAATCCAAAGGACATGCCTGTAATATCACCACGCGAGACGCTAACTAATAAATCTTTCCCAATAGTTGTATTAGGCGGTGTGAGTTCAAAACGTAAGCCGATTGAATCTTCTTCTAGTTTTAATGTTCCCGCACTGGTGCGACCGAGTAACTTGGTGTAGTCGTGTTCAAAGAGTGCACGAATATCTTCGCCACTGGCTAAACTTTCACTGAATGCTTTAGGCGCAAAGGATTCTACAAAATCACAATAAAGCACTTGTGAAGGACTGTTCCATTTGACCGCATAACCAACTAGCTTTTGATTCTCTTCATCGGTCGCAATGGTTGCAGAGCGGATTTCAAATTCTTTCTTCATTTTTCACCTATTAAGCAAAAAAGGGGCTTTCGCCCCTCTATGATTTATGCTGTTGTCTCAATCACTTTAATTGCGTTGGAATCTACCACGCCACCACCCAAATATTTATCGGTGTGGACTTTATAAAATCCTGGCTCGGTTAAGTTGTCTGGTCGAGTTCGCACGCCTGTTTCATGATCGACAATGAAATAACCACGTTTGAAATCACCAAAAGCAATAACGGCTTGATTTGCACCACCTGTCGGCATTGTCTCTAAGAAGTAAACTGGACGGCCTAATAATGTAGCGGGTGCATCGGTTGTTAAACCATCACGCCAGATATAATCGCCATTTTTGTTTTTGAGTTTTTGTAATGCTGCTGCAATGGTTGATGACATCACCCATACGGCATTTTTGCGGTATTTACTGTGAAGGGTATAGAACGCATCAATTAAAGTGTCTGCCTCAATTTTTGCCGCACCCGCTACTTCAATTTTTTGAAGTTTGCCGAATGGGCGCACTTTATCGTTTTCAGTTGTGCGTTCGTAGGTCAATAACCCTTTTGATTTTTTGTTACCATCACCCGAGGTTAAATCCACTTCTTCTGTTTCAGTGAAGGTTTCAGAAATTTCATCAGTAAGCCAACCTAAAACATCAATGCTTGAGAAGTCCAAAATCTCTTGAGTAGTTTTTGGATAAGCATAGATTGAATTTAAAGCAATGGTTACTTCATGCAGTTTTGGCGTTGCTGTACCATTGCGTGCTGTGCCTTCTGTGCCATGTTCAACGGTTGCACCGCCAGCAGATACTAATTTTTTGTATTCTTTTGCACCGATAGGCAAGCGAACGACATTACAAAGCTGGCGCATGACGCTATCATCAGTTAAGCGTTTCATGACCTCTTTGTCTAATTGCGGGATAACAGAATAGCCGCCATCTTCACCTTTAGCTGTCGTTAAATTGCGAAGTTCACCAGTTTTAATGTAATGGCGCAATTCATCATTTGAAAATTGTTTCGTGCTGCGGGTTTCTAATGGGTTAGATTGCGCACCAAGATTACGTTCTTCATCTGCTACGGTTTCGTATTTACTGATTTCATCACTCAATTGTTTCACTAAATCCTTCAATTTATCAAAATCTACTGATTCAGTTTCATCCAATGAACGATTTTCTTTTTCTGCTTTATCAAGCATTGCACGCATTTCTGCGACTTTTTCTGCCTTTTGTTGGCGTAACTCGATTAATTTTTTAAGCATAATTTGTCCTTGTGTTATTTGATTGGGGCTCGACCATATTCAATTAAGTAAGAAAGCGTACCATTCATCCAAGAAGCATTATCCTCATCATAGCCATAACGGTATTGAATCCCTCTGACAAATTGAATATGGCGATAACCTGTAAATGTAATAAGGCCATTAACCTTCTCTGCAATCCGATCAATGTTGGGTTCTCCTTCGCTATATGGAAGGAAGATTGAGATATTGAGTTCGGCTTGCCATTCAGATTCTCCCATTACCTTAAAATCACATTCTGCATCATCTAAGAATACTGAAATTGCAGGTAGCTGCTGTTTTAAGCTCGTGAAGAATGCTCTACCGTTATAAACATTTCCAATCTCTGGAATGTTATTCTTGATTAGCGTAACGATTTCGTTTCTAACTTCGTTGTGAATAAGCATTTTTTACCCTTATTTTTTCTTAATTAAGAGGGCTTATAAAAAGCCCATAGAACAATATATATACAAAAAATATAAAGTAAATACCTTAAAATTCAATAGTTTAGATACGTTTAGATGCGTTAAGTAAAATATTTTATTCAGTGATTTTTTCAGGTGATTTTGGGGTTTGAAAAGATAATTTAAGATAGGAATTTATCTATTTTTTATAGGTGAAGACTGGTGAAGACTTGGTGAAGACTTGAATAGGTAGTCTTCACCCTTATAAATATATAATAAATAAGGATTTTTTATTATTTTTTTAGAAAAAATGAAGAGGTGAAGACTATAATAGAAAAAAAGTTTTTTGATATACTAAGATTCAGCAAAATTTACTTAGTAACACCGTTAGTAACACCAATAAAAACAACTGAAAATAATGATATTAAAAATCAATATGTTACACATCAAATTCATTTCTCGCCCAGGCACCATTTGACTAAACAAAGCCCCGCGAAACTAATCGCGGGGTTTTGTTTTATCCAGGTTCCACAAGAGTTTATAGCACTTTCACCCATCATATCTAATCGTCTCTAATTGTCTTTAATCGCAAATTTTAGTAACCAAAATAGTAACCAAAACTTATAATGGTTACTAAAACCTTATCAGTGAAATTACAAGATGGCCAGAATAGTAAAACCTTTATCTCCGACTGAAATCAAAAATGCTAAACCAAAAGAGAAAGAATATACCCTATCTGATGGTGAGGGCTTATTGCTGCTAATCTTACCTAGTGGTTCTAAAAGCTGGCGATTTAACTACGCTAGACCACTCACCGGGAAAAGAACAAAAATGGCCTTAGGCGGTTATCCAGAATTATCGTTAGCAGATGCCCGTGCTAAACGTGAAGAATATCGTGCGTTACTTGCGAAAGGTATCGATCCACAAGAAGAAAAAATACGCATCCAACAAGAATATGAAAACCGTCTAAAAGATACGTTCTATTCTGTTGCAGAAAGTTACTTTAATGGTATCTACAAAGAAAAAGCTAAAAATCCAGAAACACGAGAAAAGAATTGGGAACGATTGAAAAATCATATCTTCCCTTATATTGGTGATAAGCATGTATCAGAAATAAAAGTTAAAGAGTTAGTTAGCATTTATGAAAAAATAGCAGATAGAAGTAACACACTCAAAAAAATACACCAGCTTGTCGGTGCAATTATGCATCATGCACTAAAAAGACATTATATAGGGCATCATTTGACTAAACAAACCCAGCGATAACTAATCGTATTTTTTCCGTTTTTTACAAAGCTTTATCACAGTTTTTACAAGTGTAATTCAACTGCTTCAAGTATTTATAACCATATATTTTATAACTATTTTTTAACCAAGCCTTATAACCTCATCATTGTTTAAATTTCCTAGTTACAAAAAATGCCTAAAATTCCTAAATCTATAAGTCTCACGGTGAGCAAAAATATTGAGCTAAAAGTGTAAGAATAACTAAGCATATAACTTAAAAATATGGTTGTAAACATAGAAGTTAACAGGAGAACGCAAGAGTAGAAAAGATAAAAGAATAAATAAGACGAGAAAATTTGAGTTGGTCCCCCCTGCCGGACTTGAACCAGCGACCAAGCGATTATGAGTCGCCTGCTCTAACCGACTGAGCTAAGGGGGGAAAGTGCGGTGATTATAGAGAAATAATCGCTTGAAGTCTATAAAAGAAGGGATGACTGATGAAAAATCAATCATCCCTTTTTATCATTATTGAAGCACTGAAATATCAGCTACTTGCAAGAACAAGCCTTGTAACGTATTTAAAATCGCTAAGCGATTTTGGCGTAATGCTGGATCTTCAGCATTCACCATTACGTTATCAAAGAAACTGT